AATCAATAGAAATGAATTTGCCAATTAAATATAATGATTATGAAGATTTCGTCTATGGAATTTTTATTACTACAGAAGAACAATGTTATGTAAAATGTGGAACTGTAACTGAAAAAGGTAATGTTATATTTTATATTCCTAATATTATTGACACTACTGTTATTTATATAATATCTAATCATAAAGTGAGTTAAATACTCACTTTATTTTTTTATAAAATTTTTAATAATATTAATAAAAACTTTTTATCAAAATTCTCCCCCAGTATTATTACTTTTTATAGGAAGGAAATAACCTTGCTAGGAGGGGATTATATGAACAAGGTACTTGAATTCTTCAAAAAAATTCCTAATGCTTATTACAAATGGAAAAATCGTAATGAACAACTTGAAGCTTTTCTTCAAAATTCTACTAAAAACCATGAACAAATAAATCATATAGATGCTACCGTTACTAATTTAGAAACAGAAGTTGGCACTATAAAAAAATAGGTTGGTTCTTTAGAAAATAGAGTAGACCAAATTAATGGACGTATAGCAACTCTAGGGCGTGGAACTAAAATGGAACTATTCGATACTCTCCATAATTGGAGAGTTATTTTAGTAGCTGAAAAGAAATGGGCCTCCGTTGCCGAAAAAAAAGAAGTTGAAAATATATGGGAAGTATATCATAAAGAACTCGGCGGCAATGGACAGGGTGAACGCTATTATAATGAAATAATGGCTTTACCAGAAAGCGAAGAAGAGTTAAGAGCTAAACAATGAGGTGATATTATGGAAAAATTTAAGAAATGGATTGCTGCTGCAGGCGTTCGCGCACTAAAAACTTTTGCTCAAACTGCTGCTTCTCTTATTACTGTAGGAGCAATTATGAGTGAAATTAATTGGGCTATGGTATTTAGCTCTGCTGGCGTTGCAGCAATATATTCTTTATTAACTTCTATTGGTGGATTACCTGAAATTAAACTAGAAGAAAAATTAGAAGAAGAAGAAGAAAATAAAGAATAATATTTGACTTCCTCTCTTTTTTATGATATAATTATATTAAGAAAAGGGAGGATTAAGATGGAAGAAAAACGTAGCAAAGAACGAATTATAAATTTAGACGTTTATACTGATGGCTCACTTAAAAAAGTAGGAAAGGCAATGACTTTTGGAGGGTGGGCATTTGTTGTTATACGCGATCGAGAAATATTACAAGAGGCGGCGGGAAGCGAATATGGAACCACAAATCAGCGAATGGAACTTATAGCAATTCGCGAAGCCTTAAAATATGCGTCTTCTATCCGCCGCCCTAGCGAAAAAGTAATAATTCATAGTGATTCTGCTTATGCAGTCAATTGTTATTTACAAGAATGGTATATAAATTGGATGGCAAATGGTTGGAAAAATGCCAATAAACAACCAGTCGCGAATCAAGATTTATGGTACGATATTATTCCTTACTTTGATAATTTTTGGTATGATTTTAAAAAAGTTGCTGGACATTCTGGAGATTACTGGAATGAAAGATGTGATGAATTAGCACAGCATAGCGCAGAACAACTAAGAATTAATTGGCGAGGTCAAGATGGATAATAGTATCTATGAAGTAACCCGAGAGGATTATAAAAGTTTTATAGAATAGATAATTCCTGGATGCGGAAGAATAGAGAATGTAAGGAGTGGAATTTATCACTTTACTTATATTTATAGTAAAAAGACCAATAAAAAATTATGCGGAAAGCGTACTTTTATAGGAGAATCTTCTCATAAAAAGCATCCTGAAAAATATTATATTTATGAATTTCCTGATAATGATGAACGTCGTCTTCCTATACCAAAAATGAAATTAGTTTTGGAAACAAAAGAAGAAGTTCAAGCTTTTTTTAACGCTATTTCGCAAAATAATAAGGAGCATAAGAATGATTGAAATTTTTGAAAATGTTCCAGAGAGAGCCAAAAAATAGGCGGAATTTATATTTGATATGGCAATAAGACATTCTAGTCTTCCTACAATAGTAAAAATATTAAATGATTATACTAATACCTGTATAGATGAGGAAGAAAGAGATTTTGTAAATTTTTATTTTAATATGAGAATGGAGCAAATGTTAAATGGAAACGATTTTGATAAGCGGTAAAAGTGCTTCTGGTAAAGATACTTTTGCTAATATGATTAAAGATAAGTTAGAAGCGGTTGGTTGTAATGTTTTAATTATTCATTTTGCGGACCTTGTAAAATTTTACGCAAAAGAATATTATAATTGGAATGGAATTAAGGATGAAGCCGGGAGAAATCTTCTTCAAAAACTCGGCACCAATTTGGTCAGAGAACAATTTCCTGACTATTGGGCTGAGACTATTGCCAAGTTTTTAGCAGTAATGAATCATTACGAAGAATTTGATTGTGCATTAATTCCAGATGCTCGATTTGAAAATGAAATTGAAACAGTTAAATACTGGCTTCCAAATGCTATTTCTATTCGCATTAGACGTTTAAATGAAGATAAAACAGAATATGTTAATCCTGCTTTTAGTGAAGAACAATTAAATCATCCTAGCGAAACTTCTCTAGATGACTATTGTGAATTTGATTATTGTGTCGATAATATTGGTTTAAAAGAACTCGAAGAATCAGTTGAAATAATTCTTAAACTAACTGGACTTTTAGATGAAGGAGAAAAAAATGATTGATTATTTCACGAGCGAACCTATGAAATACTGGGCGCCAGCAGCCTCAATGTCTGCTGAATCTAAACGTCAACATCTTGAACAAATGATTGAACAAGGCACTTATTTATGGTCAGAAAAATTTGATGGCAATTGGTCTCGTGCTGTTATTACTTCTAAAAGAAATGCACTTCAAACTCGTGGAATTAGCAAGAAAACTGGAACTTATGGTGAAATTCAAAATAAAGTTTTCTTTTGGGATAATGTGGTAAAAGCTTTTAATAATGGTACAACTGTTATTCTTGGAGAAATTTATTTACCTGGCGGCATTGATAAGGATGTTGGCGCAATTCTACGGTGTCTTGACGCTAAAGCAATTGCTCGTCAAAAAGATCAAAAACTAGAATGGCGTATTTTTGATGTGTTAGCTCTTGATGGAAAAGATATGATGAATGTACCATTAGAAGAACGCATTACTTATATTCCAAAAGTAGTTAAACGAATTAATTCTCCTTACGTTTATGAAATTAAATATCATGAAATGGATAATAATTTTTTTGATGACTTAAATGATATTTTTTCAAAGGGCGGAGAAGGTGCAGTTTGTTATAAAAAAACCTCTATTTATATTCCAGGAAAACGCGGCCCTTCGGCTTGGGAGACATGTAAAGTAAAACAAGAAATTTCCAATGATATAGATTGTTTTATTACCGGAGTCGAAGCTGCAACTAAAACTTATACTGGAAAAGAATTAAATAATTGGCCTTATTGGATTAATTCTCGTACTGGTGAATTTTTATATGGAGAATATTTTGGAGAATATCAAATTGGTGGAGCCTATGAACCAGTAACTAAAAACTATTGGAATCATTGGCCTGGTGCAATTTTTGTTGGCGTATTTGATAAGAATAAAAATATTATTCCATTATGTAAAGTTGCCGGCTTAACCGATCAAATGAAACAAGAACTTGCCACTAATTTTGAAGAATGGAAAATGTGCCCACTGACAATTGGCGGCATGATGGTTTCAACTGCACAAGCAGATGAAAATGGTATTGGCCTTAGTATTCGTCATCCATATATTAAATCAATTAGAAAGGGCGATCTAAATATTGAAGATTGTACTTTAGAAAAAATTATTAATTAAAGTTGTTCCTCGAACAACGAGGAGGCTCTATGGACTTAGAAGAACTATTGACTCTATTATAGCCAAATGATTTGAATCCTATTACCTATCAATATTATCATTAGCTATTTGAAAAAAGAACTATTTTATTAAATCAAGAAATTACTGATAGTATTGTAGAAATGGTATATTTACCACTAAAAGATTTTGAAGAAGATGATTCCGATGAACCAATTACAATAATTTTAAATTCTGTTGGTGGTTCTGTATCAAATGGATTCTTCTTAGCACATTACCTTAAAAACTTTAAGAAAAAAATAAATATTATAGTAACAGGTTATGCGGCTTCAATGGCCGCAGTTATTTTATGTGCCGGCGGAAAAAATCCGAATATTACACGCTATTGTTATCCATCTTCATATGGACTAATTCATGATGGATATATTACTCTTTCTACCAATGAATCAAAAACTGCATCCGATATTATGGCTTTTAATGATTAGGTTGATAATGATATTAGAAACTTCATGATTGAAAATACTAATATTACAGCAGAACAATATGATTCAAAAACCCGTCATCAATGGTTTTTAACCGCAAAAGAAATGAAAGAGTTGAATCTAATAGATGTAATAATTGGAAGTGACGAAAATGTATAATTTTTTAGATACCTCCGCTGTTTTAAATGGCGCATTAAATGATTACTCTGATTCATATATAAGCATGATAGTTTTAAACGAATTAGAAAATATTAAAACTAGTGCAAATAAAGATGAAGAAACTAAATTTAAAGCTAGAAAAGCCGCAAGAACAATATTAGAATCTAAAAGTATTTCTTATGGAATCGCTGATTAGAGAAAAATAAATAAACTATTAAAAAAATATAATTTTTTATCTGATATAAATGACCATCGTTTGCTATGTGAAGCTATTTTACTTAATACCACCTATAATGTAGAAGTTAATTTTATTACTAGTGATGTATGTTTATATTTATTTGCTAAACGCTTTAAGGAATTAAATGCAATATTTCATTCTAATAAAATTAATGAAAATAGTTATGAGGATAGTTATAGTGGATGGTCTAAATATTATCCAACAGAAGAACAATTCGCTTTATTATATTCTAATCCAGAAATGAATATTTTAAACGCAAAGACTAATGAATTTGCTGAAATATATGAAGGATCTAATTTAAGAGACGTATTATTCTGGACTGGAAAAAATTATCGCCCATTAAAATATAAAGAATTTGTTTCTGTATTAGGAGAGCGTATTAAGCCACGTAACTTAGAACAAAAAATGTATTTAGATTTATTACAAAATCAAGATATACCAGTAAAATTATGTATTGCTAAATTTGGTACTGGTAAAAGTTATTTAGCTTTAAGTTATGCTTTAAATGCCTTACAGTGTGGACGATTTGATAAAATTATTTTTATTAAAAATAACTTAGAGGTAAAAGGGGCCGGAAAACTTGGAACCTTACCTGGCGATGAAATTGCTAAATAGATGCCATGGCTCCGTCAAATTGAAGATCATATCGGTATTCAAAAGTTTGAAGAATATTTAAATGATGGTAGAATTGAACCTGCGCACTTAACCAGTATTCGTGGCAGAGATTTAAAAAATGCTTGTATTATAGTTGATGAAGCAGAAAATTTACTTGCCTCTAATATTCAATTAATTTTAAGTCGTATAGCAAGCGGAAGCGAAGTAATTTTCTGCGCCGACGTTAAGCAATGTGATTATAAAGAAGAAACAATGAGCGGTATTCCTAAAATGATTAGATGCCTTGCGGGCGAAGATAAATTTGGAATGGTACGTTTATTAAAAACTGAACGTAGCCAAGTTGCTGCGATGGCAGACA